CGTAGGTACACTGCGCGGCAATGAGGAGATGATGGATAGCTACGGTATGCCCGTATGGGCAGACTGGAGAAGGAATGCGATCGCCAATAACCGTGCATCAAACAAGGAAAGTTCGTTCGATGTCCGATCAACCGCCCGCAATCTCCTTCGTGGCTGGTCCCGCCGTGTTATCAGAGACGATCTTGTCGATACATTATCTTCCATTCCGACTGGTACCATTCAGCCCGGACGCTTTACGGCACCTGGTAATTGCGTCAATGGCATAAAGTGGTCCGCAGCGACATCTACGCAGCAGAATAGCTGGAATACGGCAAATTCTGATCGTGTTATCTATGGAACGCGGGCATGGCAATCCGTGGTGGCGACTGCGCTTGGTACGCTTGTCAACGGCACGGACATGATGACAGCTGCGCTGGGCAGTCAGATGAAAAGGCTGGCCAAGCAGAGCGGTTATGACACAGTTAACATCGGAAATTACAACGGTCGTCCAAAGATCACTCCTTGGGAAATTGAGGAGTTGGATGAGGAGATGTATGTTTGTTTCTTAGGGGACAATGCTTTTGCCTCCTTGCAAGCCGATGCAAACATGTATCAAGCCAATCGCGATGCACGAGCTCGTGAGGCAAATGCAACAGGAACAAACCCCATTTTCACCGGCGGGGCGCTATTATATGACGGTATCCTGTATAAAAATATACCGGAGATCACGTCTCGCCTTATCCTGAACGGTGTTGGATCGGCCAGTGCCAATGTCGAGCCTGTTTTCCTTTGTGGCCAGGCCGCCATGGCTTATGCACTCGGTCAATTGCCGAGACCGACGACGCTCGAAGACGGCGACTATGAATTTATCTATGGAATCGGCATCGAAGCACAGTATGGTGTCGCCAAGGTAGCCAAGGCTCCGCAAACCGTCTCAGGTGCTCCATCTTCCGACCTTGGTAACTTGGTCGATTGGGGCATGGTGACTGGTTTTGTGACAACGAAATAAAACACCCCCGGCGCAAGCCGGGGTATTTTCTTTTTTAACAGAAGGAACATCACAATGGCTGTTGTAAGAAAGGCTTATCAGCAACCTGCCGCGGGACAGTATGCTTCCGCACGTATTCGGAAAGTTCTGGGTCCGAATTTGACGAGTGCAGGCACCACGACACCAGGAAGTCTTGCCGTAACCGTGGCGGATTTCAATACTTCCGGTAATTCTGTCAGTGCATTTCGCGTTCCGGCAGGATTTACTGTAACCGGACTCAACGTGACACTTCCGGCGTTAGATAGCGGAGCCACGCTGACATTATCGCTCGGAGATGCGTCGTCTCTAACGAGATTCCTCAACGCATCGACAGTTGGTCGGGCTGGTGGAAGTATTACCGCTCTCGCTGGTGGCTCATATTTCACATATCCGGTCGATACCGACATTCTCCTCACATCAACGGCTGCGGCGACAACCGGAGCTGCTGGCACTATCACTAATTTCTATCTCGAAGGCTTTATGGCCTCCCCATGAAAGGTATTCTTTACAGAAAAGGTCATGAAAATGAAAAAGGTCAGTGTGACTTATAAGGCAGCCAAGGGAGACAGCAAGGTTGTCGAAGCTTGGGGCTGTACCTTCTATGACGGAAAAGCCGAGACGGTCACCGTCTCGGATGAATACTATAACGAAATGACCGGAAATCGGTTCTTTGAACTCGGCAAGGCCACGGATGTAACAGATGCAGAGTATCAAGCCGAAAAAGACAAAGGGGCAAAAACTGCGGAAGCACATAGTGCTCGGCGATGATCACTTACACATCTGAACAGGCCATCAACAAAGCTGCGGCGGATCTCGGACGTTATGTTCCGGGTGAAGCTCTTGGCGCGGTTGAACATGACACCCTGTCGCTTGCACTCGACAGGGTGTTGGCCGAAATATCGAAAATCATTGCAATCATCGATCGGGACGATATCCCGGTCGTTGCGTTTGAGTGTGTGTCGGAATTGACAGCAATGTTCGCAGCATCCGAATTTTCGAACATTCCTTATGATAAGACACGCGTTGAGGCTGTTGAGCAACGTTTGCGATATCTGGTTTCTCAACAGCCGACATATGAACCTGTCAACGCCTATTATTTCTGATGACAAATATCCCGTTTCCAATGCTGACAGCCCCCGGTCAGAAGACGAATGTTGCGGGCGGCAGACTAATCAATTGCTATCCTGAACCGAATGCTGCAACTGCGGGACTTCCTAATTCCTATTGGCGTGTACCAGGATTGGATGTGTGGGGAACAGTTCCGTCAGGGACATACCGTGGTGGGGTTTATGTCCAGCAGCAGGGTATATTCTACGGTATTTTTGGTAATACGGTTTATTCATGGGGAGGAGCTGGCGCCGGCACGGCATTAAGCGGGTCGGTTAGTGGAACGAAATTCTGCTGGTGCGCGGTCAACCAGGCCGTGACGCCAGATGTTGTTTTCGTTTCTCCTGGCGTGGGCGCATTCTGGACGCCATCTGGTGGGACAAGTGTCGGAGCATATCCGGATGCAGGCGTTGGTGCCCCTGATAGCGTAACGTTCTTGGATGGATTTTTTGTTTTCACAGCGGGAAATGGCACGTCAATCGTCAGTGATATCAATACGACGTCGATTAATCCTCTGAACTTTGCGACCGCCCAATCCAAGCCTGATGCCTTATGGAGGCCAATGCCATTGAGCAATGGTCAGCTTCTGCTTTGCGGCTCCAATACGATCGAAGTTTGGGGCACGCCGATCAATCCAACTGGTTATCCATTTTCCTATGTTGCAACCATTTATCGCGGTATTCCTGGTCCGAGTGCTATTTGCGGATCTGAAGATGGATGGGGTAAGGGCATTTTCATGGTGGGGGATGACAACAAGGTTTCATCCATTGCAATTGGAAGTTATGTACCTACGCCTATTTCTATTCCAGATCTTGATCAGATTATCGAGGCAGAGCCCGATAAGACCAAGATAATTGTTGGCTGCTATGTTGCCCGTGGACACGGCATGGTGGTCGTACAGGGGCCGACGTGGTGTTGGGAATATGACACCACGTTGACCTCTTGGCATGAACGACAATCCTATTTGCAGACTTACTGGCGTGGTTATCAGCCAATTTATGTTTTTGGCAATTGGCTTTGTGGCGATACGTTAGGGCCTAATCTTTTGGAAATTGGCGGGACAATCCGGAAAGAAGTTGGTGATCCCCTGCGTATGAGAATCGAGACGGGGCCGATCGGGGCATTTCCCCATGTCGTGCGAATTAATGCCATTGAAATTTACATGACAAAGGGCGCAAGTAATGCTCTTGGCTCCGATCCGCAAGAAACCAATGCAATGATCGAAGTTTCATGTTCGCGTGACGCGGGTCAGAATTGGTCAAGTCCTCGGATTCTTTACATTGGCCGGCAATCGACGACGACACAACGAGCACGGGGCGCAATCTGGGGCTCAGCAGTAATTGAAGGTGTACGCTGGCGCTTTGATGAAAGCGCTGGAATCAATTTTGCTTTCATGGGCGCGGACATGGAGTCCGATACGTTACGATGACCAAGCTTATCCGCATGAACCTCTGACAACAGCATGTTGATATGACCAAGATCGTTCTCCCTGGTCAGCAAATATCGATCCAGCGGAAAACGGGAGAAATTGACGCAACATGGTACGAGCGACTCCGTGCCATGCTGGATCAATTGAACAGCTTGTCCAGCGGAGGAGGCGGAGGAGGAGGAACTATCACCTTAACTGGTGATGTCACCGGAACGGGGACGGGGACAGTTCCCACAACGACAGCCAAGTTACAGGGACATGCAGTCAGTTCGACTGCCCCGACGATCAATCAAGTTTTGGAATGGTCAGGAAGTACGTGGACGCCTACAACATTGACCTCTGGTCAAATGACATGGGTGCCATATACGACCTTTGGCCAGTCTTTTACTACTCAGAATCTGACACGCGACGGCGACTGGACGATGGTCGCCAATACGACCACGACGGATCGGCCTGCGCCACAACCATCAGGCACAGAAGAGGATCTACTTCCGCCATGGACGCCTACGAGACAACAGGCATCCGGCGGTTATACTGTTTATAACGAATGGACAACCAATACAGCAGGGTGGATCGATCAATATGGCGTCGATATCATTACACAAAATGTCGGCAAGACTCATGTTCTTACGTTACGAGTCAATGGCGTAGTCAAGGATACTTTCACTGCATCCCCAAACAATGCTGGAATTTATTGGCACGATATTACGCCAATCGTTGCGACATCGGGCGCAGTTATTCGCGTTACATTACAGGTAACGGGAACAGGTACTAATTCCTGGTATCAACAGACTGGATTGTTTGCGACTGCGCCGATTTATTGCTCTCTTGCACAAGGTGCAAAAGATGCGGGGGCGCCTGGTACAACAGCATATGGTTGTCATCTGTTGTTTACACCAGGAACGGCATCCCCCAATTGGGACGTTGTTGCGTTTGGGGGTGAAGCTGCTGGTAGCGGCGGTGCTGTCAGTGGAATGGCCAGTGGGCCTTACACAGTCTCGACTCTCCCAATGGGGACAGTTGGCCAAATGGCTTATGTGACCGATGGTGCTCCTGGGCAGGCATGGGCATCAACGATCGTCGGCGGTGGGACTGCAAGATATCTGGTGTGGTTCAACGGGGCAAATTGGACAGTGGTAGGCGACGGTGGTTATGCACCTCCATTAGTCCATCCTACCTATTACATTTATGGGTTCTAAATGGCTGACCCTATTGTACATATAACCTCCGGACTTCCTGATAGTGGGACAGGCAATATCACCACGTTGGGAATGACGATCAATGCGATCGCAAGTGCGACCGCAGGTCAATCCGGCCCCCTGGTAATGGGAGCGGTCACAACCGCGGCTCCTACTTATACGACAGCACAGACCAATCCTTTAAGCCTGACGACAGCAGGTCTTTTACGAGTTGATGGATCTGGCGCTACTCAACCGGTTTCTGGCACGGTCGCGGCAACGCAGTCTGGCACTTGGACCGTTCAACCCGGTAATACCGCCAATACGACAGCATGGCTCGTTACTGGCACGGGCGGTACCTTCCCGGTTACTGGCACCTTCTGGCAAGCGACGCAACCTGTCTCGATTGCCGCGACGGTCAATACCAACGCAACTCAATCAGGTACCTGGACTGTCCAGCGTATCCAGAATGCGAACAGCACCGGGCTGACCCAGACCCGTGTTGTGGCAGCGGCGACGACAAATGCGACATCGCTGAAAGCGTCCGCGGGGAATATTGCCGCGATCGATTTGTTCAACGTCGCGGCCTACATGGTTTTCCTGAAGCTGTACAACAAGGCTAGTGCTCCGACGGTGGGCACCGACACGCCAGTGTGGACGATCCCCATTCCCGCCTCGGGCGGTTTCAGCATCGACTTCTCCCAAGGGGAGTATTTCTCAACCGGGATCGCATTCGCGATCACGAAGCTTCAGGCCGACAGTGACACAACGGTCCTCGTGGCTGGGGATGTCACCGGCCGAATCAAGTGGGTGTGAGTCATGGGATGGTATGGTGGAGGCGGCGGCGGCAGTTTACCTTCAACTCCGGCATGGACCCTGGAAGGTAACCCTTCCGGCTCAACCGCGCCGATCACCTCATTCACGATTGGGGGGCTGACCGGCAAAACCACTCCCGCAGGCACGGATCAGATCCTTCTCCAAGACAACGCGGCGAGCGGCCAGCTCAAGTTCGTAAACTGGGCAAACCTCCCTTCGGGAGGAGGTGGCGGGATGAGCATCGGGGGCGCGGTGACTTCTGGTTCGCCGTTCGATGTCCTATACGTGGGCACCGGCCCAGTGCTGGCGCAGGACTCTGGTTTTCAGTACACCGCAACCGGGCAGATCCTGCTTGGCGGAAGCCAGCTCAACCTGCTGGTCAACAGCGTATCTGTCCCAGTGATTCGTTCGGTCTACAATTCCGGTGGCGATCTCAACAACTGGTTTTTTGCGCAGTCAGGCAACACGACCGCTACCGGGTGGGGAAGCCTGGGGATTGGGCAGAGTAATCTCTCTCTCCTATCCTCCGGAAGCGACAATATTGCTCTTGGCAACTATGCCGCGAGAGTTCTTACAACCGGCAATAACAATATTGCCGTTGGCCCAGAGTCTCTTTTCAATCTCGATTCAGGCAATAGTAATATTGCCGTCGGTTGGGCGGCACTTAGCGCTTGCGTTTCTGGTAGTAATAACATTGCCGTTGGAAAGAGTGCACTTAGTAGTTGCACCGTAGACGGTAATGTCGCCATCGGCGGTAGTGCGCTCGGCAATGTTACGACCGGCAGCTTCAATTTTGGTCTTGGCTTCAATGCAGGGCCATCACTTGTCACGGGTAGTGGCGATATTTTTATCGGGTTCAACGCGGGTGCAAGTATTATTGACTCTTTTAACGTTGCAATAGGGTATCAATCTTTCGGCGCGGGCACTGGTAGCAACAATGTCGTGATTGGGGACAATAATTTTAACACTACATCAGGCAGCGGCTACAATGTGGTTATTGGCACCAATACCGCGCGAAATCTCACAGGCGCAGCATGTGTTAATAATACATGGATTGGACCTTATTTATCTCCTTCAGGGACCACCAACTATAACAATACGGCTATCTTCGGCGCCGGTGCCGATCATGTTTTTACCTTAGACTTCAACGTCATGACCTCGAATGTCTGGTCGTTTGAAGGTTCAACCGGTTCAACTAACGCCACTGGGGTACACATCTACAACACAACTGATGGGCTGTTTTCCAAAACCAACTGGGAGAGGGCTGTTCTCGACTGGGTTACCACCTCCAACGTTTTCACGATTGGAACGCAAGCGGGTGGCACCGGGACTCTGCGCAATATAAAGTTTGTTCAAGGCGCCACGAATATCCTTGACTACGGGGTGACGACTGCCAGTATCTGGACCTTCGCCTTCAAGATCGCGGTCCCCGGCGCAGCTAACCCGGTTCTGACCACAACCGCTGCCATCACGACCGGCGCAGGCGCCAGCGCAGGTACTTTGACCAATGCGCCCGCCGCAGGCAACCCCACGAAGTGGATACCTATCAGCGACGCGGGCACGACCCGCTATATTCCGGCTTGGTAAGGAGACCAGAATGACCGATGCATTATCGTTTTTTCAAACGTGTGTGGGTGTTTGCCGAGTGATGAACCAGAATCTCGAAGATCTGAAATCCGTCTCCGATCGGATTGGGGCGGACAGTGCCCTCTCGACCGAGGCCGCCAATGCGGCGAAGGCCGCTGGCCGCGGTGATCTGACCTCAGCGGATTTCGATAACCTGAAGGTCTGCATTGATCTGATGCAGGACCTGCTGAATGCGGTCAATGGCGGGAATGTGCCGGTCAGTGTGAACACCGGCGGCACAGTGAAACTAGGTTTCTATAAGATCATATAAGGTGCTGCCATGATCATCAAAATTGAGTTCGAAGAACAGGTCTGGGCTCAGATCATTAATATGCTGGCTGAAATGCCGTACAAGCAGTCTGGGGCTATCATCAATACGATAGCTATGCAGATCCAGGCCCAACGACCAAATGAAGATCAGGTGGTTCCCGGCAAGCCGAATGGTGGCGAGCGGAATAGTAGCGAGCGGAATGTCTTAAGGGAGTAAATCCCAATGGTTGATTTTCTTTCCGGCCTGTTTGGCGGGGGATATGAGAAGCAAGCTGCACAGCAAGATATTGCGGCTGCCAATCAATATTCAAACGTAGCTCTGCCAGCATTGGCATCGGCCTATCAAACTGGCCAGACGAATCTTGGTCAGGCTGTTGGCGCTTATAATCCGCTTGTCAATCTAGGTGCACAATATAGCCAGGCTGCACCGACATTAATGGGTGCGCTTGGAATAGGAACGCCGCAACAGGTATCAGCCGCAGGAAGTGCTTTCCATAACGATCCCGGTTATCAGTTTGCTTTGCAGCAAGCGCAGCAAGCGGCGGAACGTGCGGCTGCGGCAGGAGGCATGACGGCAAGCGGCAATCTGGTAGATGCAGAACAGAGAAATGCAATCAATTTACAAAATCAGCAATATCAGAACTGGATCAACAATCTGAAGGGCGTTGGTCAGATGGGGCTTGTTGGAACGCAGCAAGGCGCCGCTGGTCAGGCAACCGGTTACACCAATCTTGCCAATCTTGCGCAGGAATACGGTGAGAACCAGGCCAATGTTTATGGCAATGTCGAGGGCGCGACGATTGGTGCAAACAATTTGGCTGCACAGGGGCAAGCGGCAGGCGCCAAGAATTTGCTGGGGGCAGGATTGCAATTGGCGACGCTGGGGATGATGCCATTATCCAGTGGTGGAGGATTTGGCAGTTCATTGCTTGGTCAGGCATTAGGGGGATTTGGCGGAAATAAAGGACTTGGCAGTTCTTTCATGGGCGGTGGATCCCCGACGGGATATGGATAATAAATGGCCATTAATCCCCTGAATTTTCAAGTTCCGGAAGCCTATAGTTCATTTGATTTTTCGCCGTTGGCGAAGCTTGGCCAGCAATTGCAGCAACAGCAAGAACAGAAGAATCTGTCTGATCTTGCGGCGCGATATGGCTATGGCTCGCCTAATGTTGCCGGGCAATCGCAACCAGCAAATACATTTGCCACTCCAACAATGGCCAATAGAGGAGCTCGTGCGGACACTGGAACAAATTACCAGGACGCCATATCAAGAATCGAAAGTGGTGGTAGATACGATCTTTTAGGGC